ACAGTAGTGTCATCTAATTTCAAATCATCTATTATGGAATCTTCCTTCCACATCTCTAATACTTGTTCAATATTCATAATAATCTAGTTATATCTATAATAGTTATATTATATCATAGTTTTGCTCATTTGTACACAGTATCTATAATAACTTTTGTGATGTCATATGGGTTAGCATTACTTGCAGGTCTTCTATCTTCTAAGTAACCTGAGGTATAACCAGACTCAATTGTCTCAAGAGGTATTCTCACACTAGCTCCTCTATTGCCTTCACCATNTGTAAACTGATCAATAGAAGCAGTCTCATGTTTACCTGTCAATCTCTCTTCATTATGTTTACCATAAACAGCTATATGTTCTGCATGTCTGTCATGCATCTTACTGAGTATATCTGTAAATGTACCTAACCTTGCACCATTCCTCATCTCATCTGTAGAGAAGTTTGTATGCATTCCACTACCATTCCAATCACCCTTACGAGGTTTAGGTTGGATATTAATATCATAACCATGTTCTTCTGCAACTCTCTCTAATATATATCTACTCATCCAAAGATCATCTCCAGCATTCTTTGCACCTTTACTAAACACTTGATATTCCCATTGACCTAAGGCAACTTCAGCATTTGTTCCAGTAATATTAATCTCTGCATTAATGCATTTAATCATGTGATCAGATACCACCTTACGACCAGCAACTTTACTTGCACCTACTCCACAGTAATAAGGTCCCTGTGGTCCAGGCTCTCCATCCTGCCATCCAAGTGGTCTATTACCACCATTCATTATAAAGTACTCTTGCTCAAAACCAAACCAATAGTCATCAGAATCTTCAAACTTTATTGCAGATCTCTTTTCTGTTTCACACATAACAAGCCATCCATTGAAATGGAATGGGTTAGGATAGATTTTAACGGGGGTAAGTATGCAATCTGAGTGATCGCCTGTGGCTTGGCCGGTAGACGAACCGTCATATGACCATTTTGGAACTAAGCTTAGTTCTTGTATATCTCCTTCAGCAATTTTTATTTTACTACGTAATTGCTCTTCGGCATCTAGCCATACGTATTCTAGTAATGTTTTCATTGTGTATTCCTTTTAAAATTAAAAAGGACTTCGTTGTCATTGTGGGAGCTTCGTTGCCCTATTTATTTATATGAATTCGTAATAGCTATAGGCGAATGTTACAACCGCAGTAAGATATTCTACATCGGTTGTTGTGATATCAAATGGTAACGATGAAAGACTTGTCGGGTAAGCATCGATAAAATTGATTTGTTTAGTTACGTTATTAGCAGAGTTCATTACAGTGAGGGTTAGATCTCTCACGTGGTTATTACCAATGAGTGCTTGTTGATGATTTGTCTCTACCCCAACCTTCATCCAATCAAAGATCTCTTTATAATTTAAAAGATCCTCATCGATTAGATAACTTAATTCTAATTGACCAAAGGTTATCTTATCTGCAGCCATCCCTACATTAATAGATTTAAATGGTACTGGTGCACCTTCCACAGTTACATCTGGGAGTATCATAGTCTGTACTGTAAACTGAGCGCCAGAATATGTCTGGCTATCTAGCGTCATTACAAAAGAACTTGGATTAAGAAAGTTTGGCATAGTTATATTTATACGTAAAAAAACCCCCAATGAAGGGGGTTTTAGTTGTAACTTTAGAAACGTTTATTACTAATCTACTAGAGATTAAGAATTTTACGTTTTCTGTAGTATACGTTCGCGCCTTGACCAGCAACAACGAAAGGATTATCAGCAACACCATAACGTGTTTTGAAACCAATTTTCGGTTGAAAATCGTTTTCGCCGATAGTCTTCATCATTGATAAAGGAACGTATGGACAGAAGAACATTCCAGCGTCATAAGGGTTAGCACCTTTATAACCAACTGTAAAGTAATCTACTGTAGCATATGGATCGATATAAACTTTCATACGACCGTTTAAAGTTCCTGCAAACAATGAACCAGCTGCGTCAGAATCAAATCCTTGAGGACCAGATAGACCTAAACCAGTATCCATAACGCCAGCTGAATTTAATGCAGCAGCAACGCCATGAGAAACGATTAACCAGTTACCTTTTCCACGTCTTGTAGAAACAGCAATTTGNTTAGCTTCTTGTTCAATGTTCATTACAAGATTCTTAACTTTTTCAACTAACCATCTACCATCTGTATCTGCTACAGCAGTAGCAAAGTCAAATGTACCAGCAACAGCACCACGAGTTGACGTAACAGAGTTAACGTTAACAGTACGGATGATTTCACGATTCATTTCAGCAAGAATCTCAGTTGACAAAATATTTGCCAGCTCAGTTTCAGCAGAAAGACCATGAACAGCCTTAAGGTCCTGCGCTAATTCAGTAGTGTATTCAGCTTTAAGAGCACGAGACTTTGCAGTCACAGTAGTCTTATCGATTGAAAACGCCATCTGAGGGATATCAGCAGCAGCAACCTGTGCTTCAGCAACAGCCAAAGTGTTACCATGTCCAGGTGTATAGTCATCAGAACCAGCACCAGTATCTGCGTCACCAGAGTCACCAGCGAAAGGATCGCTTGAGTTAGTAGCAGACGTTGAAGCAGCACCAGAAAATTCAGTGTTAGCTTCGTCGAACAATGCTTCAGTACCACCAGCAGTTGAGTAACGAGATTTCATTGCAAAGATCAGACCAGTAGGTCCAGTCATTGGCTGTACGCCAACTAGATCAAATGCAAGAAGGTTAGGAGTAGCACGTCTCACTAAAGAGATAAGTACTGGATCCCAGTTATCTACGCCTGAGCCAGACGAGTTGTTTACAGCAGCTGCTTCAGAAATACCTTTTTCTTCTGCAAATGCTTTTTCTTGGTTTTCAAGAACAACAGCCGTTACACGACGTTTGTGCTGATCAGTAATACTGCCAGCTTCTTGAGAATCAAGTACAGGAGCCCATTTTTCCTGTAATATTTGTTGATTAATTTCCATTTTTATATTCTCCTAAATATGGATTTATTTACGCGTCATTGCGCTCAAGTACTTCTGCATTTGTGCAGACACTACTTGTGGTTCTTGTGTGTCCTCAGTAATTGCATCAACTTCCGCTGGTGCTTCTACTTTGGTATCTTTGTTAAGGTAAGATTCCTTAATTGTCGCTACTTTTTTAGCAAAGTCTTCATTAGAATCAGACTCAATGCCTTCAACTAATTCAGTTAATTTTGCTACTTCAGTTGCAGCCAAACCTTTACATGCTTCACTAACTATTTCTTTACGTTCGAAAGCTTTAACTTTCTCAGCAAGGTCCATAGCATGTGCAGTCGCATCATTCAATTGAGCTTTAGCATCTTTTGCTTCTTCAGACAGAGTATCTAAGATATCTCCAGCGTCTGCAGGAACATTGATGTGGTGCTCAGCAAATAAGTGACCAAGTGAATCAATAAATGACTCAGTGATTTCTGATTTCAAAGAATGCTCAATAGCAACTTCGTTATCAGTCATCCAATTTTCAACAACATACGTTAAGTATCCGTCTACTTTGTCAACCAAATCTTCTTTAATAGCTTCAACTTCACCAGATAAATCAGATGCATAACGCTCTTCTAATTTTGCTGTCTCAGAATTAACTTTTGATGTAAGTGCTGCTTCAAAAATAATAGATGCTTTCTCTTTAAAGCCTTCAGACAATGTGTCTTCGTCTTTAACTAGAGCGTCGATATCTTCTTTAAATGCATCTTCATGCACATCACCTTCAGAACCATCGTCAGCTTTCACTTTCTTTTTACTGGTCTTCGAGTTAGAATCTTTCTTCGCTTCTTTATCCTTAGCTACACCTTTAGGCTCGCTACCGGGTTCTACTACTTCTTTCTTAGAAGTTTTTGCTTCTTCTACGTCACCTTCATCTTCATCACCTTCATCGTCCTCTTCTTCTTCATCGTCTTCCACTTTAGCTTTCGCTTTAGCTTTTTCCGCTGCTTCAAAGATTACGTCAAGGTCTTCTTTCGACATTTCTGCCAAAGAAGCTTGTATCGCTGATACTGTACGAGCTGCTGTTAGAGGCGCTTCAGGGATATCTAAATCCGCTGTTGCTTCTACTTGCGTATCCTCAACAATAACCTCATCTACAGTTTCGTCAACAATAGTGTCTTTAATATCAGACATATAGTTTTCTCCTTTAGAGATTATAGTTTAGAGAGGAAATGCTCAAAACCTGCTGATTGTTTCTCTTCCGAGAATAATTCAGGCTCTTTCACTTCTGTCTCACCTTTTTCAATGGTCTTAATATAATGTCCAGGTCTATCCATTTCGTAAGAAACACCTTCCATAATGCCGTTTACAAATGCATTTGGAGCTGATGGATCTTGTACGATATCAATAGTGTTGAGAAGAAAATCTTCACCAACATAGTTAACCCCGTCCTCTCATACTTAGACTTCCCATACCACGACTAGACACTCCAAGCTGAACGCCACCTTCAACCAAACCTTTTACGATTTGACCCATAGGTGTATCCAAAATAAGTGCTTTTCCCATCACATTATTACCATCCCATTTAAGTTCAGTAATTCTGTGAGAAACTTTATCCAAATTAATGGAAGGGCCATCAGGGTGATTCAATTCACCAACTGCACGACCTGTAATAACTTGCTCATTGACAAATCTATCAACGGCGGTTGTAAGAACTTCACGTGTATATATACGTCCATTCTTATTTTTGTTCTCAGCTTGCATAAAAACACCTTCTAAAAAGGTGCTCTTCTTACCATTCTTAGCTTCCTCTATTGAATAGCCAAGTTGGTGCTGAGTATATTCTGTGATTAACTTCATTATGCTCCCATTAATTTGATGAATTCTTTNACTGCTTTTTCAGCTGCTGCTTGATCTTTATATTTGTCAAGCAATACGCCATCAATATATAGATTAAACTTGCTGGTAATAACTGCAGTTACATTCTTCTTCTTTCCAAGTTTGGTTATTTCCTTGGCTACCTTTTCACCTTTGGGTAATTTTAATTTAGCTTCTAATACTTCATTAAATGATTCTTTAAACGTTAGCATCTGTAGTTGGTTCCCCTTCTGGTACATCAATAGATGCCCCGTACATTTTAGAAGCAACTTCTTTCTTATGTGTATCTAATGCACTTAGNATCTTATCTTGCATCAAGCTATTAAAAGTGTTATTGCTCTTTTGTGCATCACCCTGTTTTATATTGTCAATTAGTGTTTTTGTTGTCATAATCTCTTTGTATAGTATTTATAAAAATTGTTATTCTGAGGAATTCTACTGTATTATATAGCAGAATTCGCCAGATCTGGATTAATATCATCATCTGTCATAGGATCTTCTTTATTATCCTTAGCAATTTGCTTGATATCTTCGTCAGTTAACTTCAGAATATTTCGACGTACCCAGTCTTTCGACCAGAACATACCAATATATTCGTCCATCATCTGCACCATTTCTATACGTTCCTTAAGGATCTCTCCATCTTTAAGTTCAGCATAGTAATTGTCTCTGGAGTACTCAACAACGATTTCTTCACGGATATTTACCCAATCACTTGGCACAATAATCTTTTTAAGGATTAACTGCCTCTTCAGTGCTTCATAGAATAATGTTGAGAACTTACCACGGCAACGATCTATAAACTTTTGAAATTTAAGTTCGTCACGAGTGATTTCGGAAGAGCGTCCAACAGAGAATGCATCAGCTTCTGTTAGTCTGCTCATAGGGATATTTAAAGCCCTGTATAATTTGTTTTGGAAGTATTGTATATCTTCAATCTCACCAAGATTTGTACCGCCAGGAAGAGTATCGATTTCAGTACCACGACCACCTTCTCTACGTGGTAACCANAAGTCTTCCATAACGTTNCGATGAATNTTCTCATCTTTGATAGCACCNGTNGTAGGATCATATACAATCTTATTACGATACTTATTCATAGTACTGTTGAGGTATTCCTCAGCCTTACCCTTAGGAAGATTACCTACATCAATATAAAATATACGACGTTCAGGTGCTCTTGATATACGATAGATGACTAGTGAGTCTTCCATCATACTTAATTGGTTTAATGGTTTAAGTGCTTTGTTTAGATAGCCTACAACCTTATTGCGTTCGTCATTAAGAAGACCTGAGTTGACCTGGATAATAGCATCAGGGTGAATCTTTAAACCTTCTGAATTATTAACCATTGCATCATCTTGGTATAGATAATACTCTTCACCTTCTTTTGTAAGCTCAGCTCCAGTCTTAGGATCTTTAACCTTCTCAACCTCTTTGATCTTACGAATTTTAGTCGGATCAATCTGTCTCATTTCTAATATACCAGCATCTGCTTTAGCATCATTAATAATAACATGGAAGAATAGTCTTCCATCTATATACCAACGTCTAAAT